AATCACTCAGGCTTGTGTTGTTCAGTCGTCACGTTTGTTCAAGCGTCTAGATAGTCCTCTCGGAATTGTCGGCTTCGGGGACATGGGCGCAATGCGCGTGACTCGTTACCTTGATCCAGATGTTGAACAACTTGTTGCTCCGTATCGCAAACTTATGAATTTTGCATAATGGCTCTAATATCCGAACTTCGAACTGGTCTTGCAAACAACCTTGCAACGATCAGTGGTCTGCGTACAACACCAACGATTCCTGACAATCCCAATCCACCGATTGCTGTGATCTTGCCGCAAGGCGTTGAATACGACAACACATTTGGTCGTGGAATGAACACTTACACATTCGCAGTGACAGTCATTGTTGGTCGTGTATCAGAACGATCTGGTCAGAATGCCTTGGATGCTTACGTTTCTTCAACAGGATCAGCATCAATCAAGTTGGCGATAGAATCAGACAAGACACTTAATGGAAAAGCATTTGACCTGAGAGTGACCGACTCCCGCAACTACGGTGAACTTACCGTAGGTGAGGTAACATATTTATCAGCAGAGTTCACAGTGCTTTGCTACGCAAACTAGGAGCAACAAAGACATGGCGAAATTCGCAGCAACCGACTACAAAATCACAGTCAATGGCACAAACTTTTCTACAAACTTAAACAGTGCAGAACTAAGCATTGAATCAGACGATCTAGAAACAACCGCATTCGGTGGCGAATGGCGTACCCGTATCGGTGGTTTGAAGTCTGCTTCCGTAACTCTTTCCTTCATGCAAGACTTTGGTGCATCTTCAGTTGATGCCACCATCTACCCACTATTCAACACAGCAGCAACTGTTGTAATCACTCCTACATCAGGAACTGTTACTGCAACAAACCCTTCATACACTGCTGTATGTCTAGTGAACCAGTACACGCCATTTGCAAGCAGCGTAGGCGACATCGCGACATTGAGTCTAACTTGGCCAGTTAGCGGAACCGTCGTACGGGCAACGGCATAACTCATGAGAATAAACCTGCGCGTTGAATTCATAGATGGCAATACAAAAGATGTCACCTGTTCAGCAAAAGACCTAGTTGCGTTTGAAGAAAAATACAGTCGCAGTGTGGCGCGTTTCGAACATGAAATGCGCCTCACTGACCTGTTATGGCTTGCATGGCATTCAGAGAATCGCACAAAGGCTACTGGCAAAGATTTTGATTCATGGCTTGACGATGTGGAAAGCATCGGACAAAGTGATGACGACCCAAAATCCAAGGGCTAGGCGACTCTAGTCAGCATTGGTTCATCGCTTATCTAGCGTGTGAAACAGGTATTGCTCCATCTGTGTTGTTAGATCAGACAGATCGTATGTTGTTCACAATGGGAATGTACCTACGACACAAAGCACAAATGATGAATGGCAGGCAATAAATGGACAAGGTTCAGGTTTATGGGATTCCAGAAACCATCAAACAACTTGAACAAGTTCCAAATGTATTGATCAAAACAATACGCTCTGATTTGCGAGTCGCTGCTGAACCCATGAAGGCTTCAATCGAGTCCTATCTTCCAGATGCTCCACCTTTGATGGGTCGCCAGTTTGATCGCAATGGCGGCATGAATCACAAGGGTAGAACTGGTTGGAGTCGTGCTGCTATTAAAGTCACTGTGAAAACTTCTTTTAGCAAGCGAACACAAAAAAATCAGACTGCACTTGTGTCTATTTATGTAGGTGGCAAAAAAGGAACCTATGGAGCAGCAGGTTTGCAGATTGCTGACATGGCTGGTCGTCGCAATAAAGTGAAATCTGGCGGCAGAACCAGAGATTACGCCTACAAAGGTGGCACACGCTCCCACGCCATCAATGGTCAAGGTAGAAGCATGATCGAAAAACTACAAGGCAGGCCATCGCGTTATGTCTGGCGAGCCGCAATGTTACACATGACGACTGTTCAAACTTCAGTGCTTCAATCATTAGATAAAGTTAGTAAGAAAGTTAATCAGAATCTGGTGGTGAAGTAAATGGCAATCATTGTCCCGATTGTTAGTGCATGGAATCCCGCTGGACTAAACAAGGCAATGGCCGACATCCGCAAGGCTGAAGGTTCTTTCAATAAGTTTGTTGCTGGTACTTCTGGCATAGGCAAGTCAATGTCCAACATGGGCAAATCTTTGTCGATGAATGTGACTTTGCCTTTGACATTATTAGGGGCGGCATCAGTTAGAACTGCTGCTGACTTTGAAGTTGCAATGGCACAAGTTGCAGTTGCCACTGACACTCCTGTTTCAGGATTGAAGAACCTTTCTGATCTAGCAAAACAACTTGGTGCTGACACAATCTTTAGTGCTAACGAAGCCGCACAAGCAATGCTTGAACTTTCAAAGGCTGGCATTACACCTGCTGAGATTTCATCTGGCGCATTAGCAAACACCTTGAACCTTGCTGCTGCATCTGGAATGGCACTTGCTGATTCTGCAATTGTCATGTCTGCAGGCATGAACACATTCAATCTTGGTGCTTCTGATTCTGTGTCAATTGTTGATGCTCTTGCTGGTGCTGCTAACGCATCGGCTGCTGATGTTTCTGACATTGCTATGGCACTGCAACAGACTGGACAACAAGCAGTTGCTTCTGGTTTAACTATTCAAGAAACCACTGCTGCACTTGCTGCCTTTGCTGACGCTGGCGTTCGTGGTTCTGATGCTGGTACTTCTTTCAAGACTTTCTTGCAACGTCTAAATCCTGTTTCTGCAGAAGCCGCAAGCACGATGAAGAAACTTGGAATTGAATTCTTCGATTCATCAGGAAACATGAAAGACCTGACTGGTATCGCTGGCGAAGTTCAAAAAGGATTCCAAGGACTCACACAGGAAAGCCGTCTTGCAGCGATGCAAACAATCTTTGGTTCTGATGCGCTTCGTGCTGCGAACATTCTTTACGATGAAGGCGCAACTGGAATTGGTAAGTACATTGCAGCCACAACTGAATCTGGTTCTGCACAAGAGATGGCAGATGCTCGAATGTCTGGTCTTTCTGGTGCGCTTGAATCCCTAAAGGGCAGTATGGAAACGGCTGCACTTGTAATTGGTGAACAACTTGCACCTACGATCATGCGTGTTGCTGAAGGCCTACAAAAATTCTTCAATGGTTTTACAAAACTAAATCCTGTAACACAAAAAGCGATCATCTTCTTTGGTGGTCTAGTCGCTGTGTTAGGCCCATTGCTTTTCTTGCTTGGAACATTTGTTGGATCACTTGCAAACATTGCAAAGGTCATGGGAACTGTCAATCTTCTTATGGGAACAAACATTGCGTTGTTCAAAGGAACTGCTTTTGCAGCGGGTGAAGCAACTGTTGCGACGACAATCTTTGGTCGTGCTTTGAGAATAGCAATTGCAGGAACTGGCATTGGCTTGTTGATTATCGCTGTTTCTGAACTAATCATTCTGATGACTGGTCTTGGTGATGCTACAACTGGAACTGCTAACAAAGCAGTCACTGCTGGTGCGCGTATGCGTAATTCATTTGCTGGAGTGCAAGATGAGATTGATGCAACAAGAGAAAAAAACTACTTACTTCAAAAAGAACTAGCACTTACAAAACAAGAATCACGCGATGCTGCTCGTTCAAGGGGTCGTAACGCTGCACCAGCAAGAACCACATCTGTAGGTGATGACTTAAAGAAGTTAAATCTTGACCTAGATGCTATTGGCGGAAAAACGGAAAAAGTTAAAACTGCAGTTGTTGGCTTGAGTAATGCTGCTAAAAAAGCAGCCAGAGAAATGGCAAGATTAGGCACTCAATTAAGTGCAAGCAAAGATGAGTTAAGTAAATTAGATGGTGAATTAAAAACTGCAAAAGATACTCTAGATTCTGCCAAAAAGGATTTCGAGGATTTTAAGACCAGTGTGAAAAATGCCATCACTGGAGTTCTTAGTTTTGGTTCAGCACAAGATAAATCTTCAGATAGTTTACAAAAAGCAAAAGATGCTCAAATTGCTTTGGCAGAAGCACAGGCAGATTATGACAAAGCACTTACGACAAAAAACATCGAAGCACAAAAAACTGCTTTGGAAAAACTACAAGCAGCACAAACTGAAGCAACAAATTCTGTTACAAAGAAAAAAACTTTTCTTGAGGTTCTTCAAGATCAGGCTGCATTGGCGGCATCATTTTCTGACAAGGTTAAAACTCTTATCAGCATGGGGCTATCTGAATCCGCAATTGCTCAGGTACTTTCAGCAGGAGCCGATGCTGGTTCTCTGATTGCTGATGAGATCATTGCTGGTGGAGCAACGATTGTTGAGAAGGTCAATGGTCTTGTAATTGCAACTGACGATGTTGCTAAGCAACTTGCTGACGCAATGCCTGCTGAGTTCTATAAGGCTGGTGTTGCTGCTGGTCAAGCACTTGTTGATGGTGTAACAGCATCAATTGCTGGTGCAACTGCAGTCTTTGAATCTCTAAAGGCTGCTGCTGCTGCTGCTGGATTTACTCTTGACGCAAAAGGTAATCTAGTAAATACAGGCGCACAAAAACAAGTGACTGACAAACTAAGAGAATTCAGAGGAAAGAAATCTCAAAGCGGCACAAAGTTATCTAAGCAAGAACGACAAACAATAACTGATCTAGCCAATTCGTTAGGCGTACAGATTCCTGAAATGGCATCTGGCGGCATTGTCACAGGGCCAACTCTTGCACTAATCGGTGAAGCAGGGCCTGAAGCAGTCATTCCTTTAACTGGAAACAACATGCCTATGGGCGCGACTTACAACATCAATGTGAATGCTGGCATGGGTGCAGATGGAGCAGTCATTGGTCGTGAAATCGTGGATGCAATTAAGCGTTACGAGCGCGTGAGTGGCCCAGTCTTTGCGAGCGCGTAATGGCTG